AAGTTTTATTCCACGTAATAACAGGTTTGTGGAGTTTGATATTAGTGCTTACCATCCCACTTTGGCTGCCATGCTTGTGGATTACGATTTTGGTGATAAAGACATTCACAAGTCATTTGCCGAGATGTATAAAGTGGATTACGCGAAAGCAAAAGAATTAACATTCAAACAATTATACGGAGGGGTATTTGATAACTATAAAGATCTTCCGTTTTTTAAGGCTACAAGTGAGTATATACGTACGACCTGGGAAACTTTCCAAATAGAAGGCGTTATCACTTGCCCTATCTCTCATTACGAATACAAAAATGATGTTTTAGAGGATATGAACCCTCAAAAGTTGTTTAATTATATTTTACAAAACATGGAGACGAGCTTGAATATCGAGATATTATTTCGTATATTCACATTATTAAAAGGTATGAATACCAAATTAGTTCTTTACACGTATGATTCATTTTTACTCGATGTGGATGATAGTGAATTAGATGTGCTAGAACAGATTAAAAAGGTTTTTTATAAATTAAAGTTACAAATAAAAGAAAAAAATGGAATCAACTACGATTTTGCCTAGTTACGACTATATTTATGGGTTAGACACACCATCACCCCAAAATAAAATAGATTTGAATAACAAGCTCTTCTGCACGTTCACTACTCTAGAAAACCTAGACCAATTAGTAGAAGATCTGCAATCACAATATACAATCATGTACAACAAGATGTTTGTACTACATATAAAAAGTAACGACGAGTATGTTGTTACATATAATGTTGACCAACATAACGTATCCTCAATCCCAGAGAATACAATTTTAGTTCATCGTAAAAAAGATAGTAATACACTTTACACTATTAACGCCCTAAACGAACTAATAAAACGTTTAAATGGGGGTGTTGTAGATTCGCGTTTTAGAGTAGACTGGCAACACTATCGTAATACAATCCTTTTAACTCAACAAAACGAATTGAAAGAATTAAAGACAAAAATTCACACAATTATTGAGTTATAATGGAAGAATTCGATTTAAGAAAATATTTAGCAGAAGGCAAGCTATTAAAAGAAGAAGAATTATTCTCTAACAGAGAATTAGTAGATAGTGCCTCTTCTATTGAGGGAGATAGAATAATTGCAACCACCGATGACTTTGGTGATGACTCACAATTACCACCTGAATCTACTATAGAGACTATAGCTATTGAAAATAATGTTGGTTATCTTATAAAGAAGTATTCGGGGAGTAAAGCTGTTATATTCTATAGCAAATCAAATCCCTTAGCTAAAAAAGCAGTAGGTTTATATAATAAATATATGAAGGACTACTCCTCAGTTTCTAATGAAGAACACATTATGTTGGGGGGATTTTTTGGGTATGATAGTAAGGAGGTACAAGATTGGGTAGATGATTTAACCCCTAAGGCTAATGTGGGTAAACAAAAACTCAAACCCCAATCCCTATTCCAAAGTGGGGGGGTTTATGAATTAACACAGGATGTACCTTCAACAATAAAATACCAACCAGATGAAATCCTACCAGTTACAAAGGTGGGAGATAGATTTAAGGTGATTGATATTGAACTTAGCCCAACCAAAGAGTTTTGGATAGTTGATTTTGAATCAATTTCACACCCCGAAGCCCCCTATTTTTCCTTTAGAATAGTACCTCCTTCCCGCTTTTTGCATTCCCATTCCCCCAACCCTGCAGATACATACGATAAATTTGTTTTCCAAAATGTGAAACAAGTTTAACAATCAAAGGACAAAAATTCACACAATTATTGAATTGTAACTTGGCCTCCCTAAATTACCTTCGTATATTTAGGTTATAAACAAAAATAAATAGTTATATTATGGATTTAGATGTAATCAAGCAGCGCCTGGAGGCCCTGCAAAAACCAGCCTCCAACAATTCAAACAATGGTAAGTCATTGTTTTGGAAACCATCAGTAGGGAAACAAACAATTCGTATTGTTCCTTCTAAGTTTAATAAAGCAACTCCATTTAGTGAATTGTATTTCCATTATGGTATTGGGAAACCAGTGATGATTTCTCCAATTAACTTTGATGAGAAAGACCCATTAGTTGAGTTCGCTAAAAAACTCCGTCAAACCGACCAACCCGAAAACTGGAAATTGGCTAAAAAGCTCGAACCAAAAGTTCGTTACTTTGCTCCTGTTATCGTTCGTGGTATGGAAGAGGAAGGTGTTAAGATTTGGCAGTTCGGTAAAGAGCTATACTCATCATTTTTGTCAATGGCAATGGATGAAGAAGTAGGTGATTTTACTGATGTAGTTGCGGGTCGTGATATTAAACTTACTACTGAAGGGCCAGAGATGACTGGTACTAAGTACAATCGTACTGTAGCTACTCCCTCAATGAAGCAAACATCATTAGATACTGATGCTTCAAAAGTAGAGTCTTGGTTAAGTAACCAAGTAGATCCACAAGGAGTATTTAAGCAAATCCCTTACGATGAAATGAAATCAAATCTTGAGTCTTGGCTATCTCCAGAAGATGCTGCTCAAGAAGGTGATATCATTGATGACGAAAAGGAATCAAATTTTAACCAAACTAATTACTCGCTTAACACTTCTACTGACAACGTAAAGAAAACAAAACTCGATAAATTCGATAGTTTGTTCGAGGACAGTAATAGTGATGATCTGCCATTCTAAGTATGGCTAGAAAAGCAAGTAAATCTCTAACAGCAGCAGTGTCTGCCGAGATAAAATCTAAGTTTGATCTTAGTAGCTTTAAGGATAAGAAAGGTCTTAGTGGGAACGTTAAGTTTAAACCCCAACAGTGGGTCCCACTAAGTAACGCCTTCCAAGAAGTTACTTCAGTACCTGGAATACCTCTAGGTCATATTGTTCTTTTAAGAGGACATAGTGATACAGGTAAAACTACAGCACTCATTGAGGCTGCTGTTAGTGCTCAAAAAGCAGGTATCCTCCCAGTATTCATTATTACTGAAATGAAATGGAATTGGGAACACGCTATGCAAATGGGTTTAGACATTGAAGAAATATTTGATAAAGAAACAGGTGAATTGATAGATTATCAAGGTAATTTTATTTACGCTGATCGTGAAACTATCCATACTATTGAAGATGTTGCCGCTTTTATTCTTGACTTACTAGATGAGCAGAAAAAAGGTAACCTACCATATGATTTAATGTTCCTTTGGGATTCTATTGGTTCAGTTCCGTGTGAGCTATCTATTAGGTCTAATAAGAACAATAATGAGTGGAATGCTGGTGCTATGTCAACTCAATTTGGTAATAGTGTTAACCAAAGAATTACATTATCACGTAAAGAGTCATCATTGTATACCAATACATTAGTTTGTATTAATAAAGTGTGGACAGCAAAACCCGAAGGACCTATGGGTAAACCAAAGTTGATGAATAAAGGTGGGTTTGCTATGTGGTTTGATGCTACGTTTGTAGTAACATTTGGTAATATTGCTAATGCTGGAACATCTAAAATCAAAGCGATTAAAGATAAAAAGCAAGTTGAATTTGCTAAACGTACTAACTTACAAATTGATAAAAACCACATTAATGGTCTTACCACTAGAGGTAAAATCATTATGACACCACATGGTTTTATTGAGGATACTGAAAAAGACCTTAAAAAATATAAAGATGACCATACCGCAGAATGGAGTAAGATCTTGGGTGGGGGTGATTTTGATATTATTGAAGAAGTTTATGAGGAACCTGCTCCCCAGGTATTTATAGAACAAGAACCAGATTAAGTTATGGCAAATACGGATTTATTAGAGCTCCTCAATAACATGGATAAGGAGCCGGAGACACCCTCCTCGCAACATAAAAGAGTTTTATTTATTGACGGTCTAAATCTATTTTTTAGAAACTTCGCAATGCTCAATATTGTAAATGAGCACGGCGTTCATGTAGGAGGGTTAGGAGGATTTGTTCGTTCATTGGGGACTCTAATAAATGCTATTCAGCCAACAGCAATGTATATTATCTTTGATGGAGAAAATTCATCAATAAATCGTAAAAATATCCTTTCAGAATACAAGGCAGGCCGTCATCAGTCTCGTATTACTAACTGGGAGATATTTGACGACGTGGGGGATGAACACGATGCTAAATTAGATCAAATAGTAAGATTAATCGATTATTTGAAGTGTCTCCCTGTAAAAACCATAGCGCTCGACAAAGTGGAGGCCGATGATATAATCGCGTATTTAGCGACGACTATCACCAATACTCATGACAACTCTCGTGCGTTTATTGTATCAAGTGATAAAGATTTTATTCAATTAACAAGTAATAAAATTTGTGTGTATCGTCCTATTGAAAAGGATTTTTATACACCTGAAACTGTAGTAACTAAGTTTAATGTTTTACCTGAAAATTTTATTTTATATAAAGTCCTAATGGGCGATGCTTCAGATAAAATCCCTGGTATAAAAGGTTTAGGAGAGAAAAAATTACGTAAATTATTCCCTGAATTAAATGAACGTAAATTAACATTAGATGATATCTTTGAAATAGCAGCAGAAAAACACAAGGAACATCTTATCTATTCTCGTATAGTATTAGAGGAACAAAGTCTACGTAAAAATTATAAAATCATGGATTTACATAATCCAATGGTAGATGATTTAGAAAAGGCTTATTTAGAGGAACAAATAGATATTGATCCACCCGTGCTAAATCAAAAAGCTTTTCTTAGATTCTATCAAGAAGATGGATTACGTCATCTAATTAAAAACCCTGAATTTTGGGTTAATAACCAGTTCCAAACATTAAATAGTTTTGTAAATGACATTAAGTAGTTTAAATACATATGGCTCAGCATTTCAAATTAAGGTTATTCATTCCTTACTCGATCGTAAAGAATTTTTAATTAACATCCATGATATATTGGATTCATCGTATTTTGATAATCAAGCCCATAAGTGGATTATCGATAACATTTTAAAGTATTATAATGAATATCACACTACCCCTACACCAGAGGTATTAAAATCAGAATATGAAAAAGTTACTAATGATGTTTTAAAATTATCCATCAGAGAACAACTTAGAGATGCTTACAAAATAGTATCTACAGATTCGGAGTATATTCAAACTGAATTTTCAGCATTTTGTAAGAACCAACAACTTAAAAAAGCACTATTAGGTAGTGTTGATTTACTTAAGGCAGAAGATTATGATTCAATCCGTGGTTTAATCGATAATGCTTTAAAAGCAGGAATGGATAAGCATATTGGGCATGAGTATCTTAAAGACTTTGAAACACGTTACCGTGAAGAGCAAAGAGTTACTATCCCAACCCCTTGGAAAGAATTTAATAATATCCTTCAAGGTGGTTTAGGTAATGGAGATTTTGGTTTAATATTTGGTGGTCCAGGTGCTGGTAAATCTTGGTCGTTAGTTGCTTTAGCAGGTAATGCTGTAAAAATGGGATTTAATGTAGTCTATTATACATTAGAGTTAGGTGAGGATTATGTAGGTAGAAGATTTGATGCTCATTTTACCAAAATCCCAGCTAATGAGATTATGATGCACCAAGATAAGGTTAAAGAAGTAATGACTAAGTTACCTGGCAATCTTATTATTAAAGAATTCCCACCAAATAAGGCATCTATGTCGACTATTGAATCACATATCCAGAAATGTGAGGATTTAGGTACCAAAATAGATTTGGTAGTTATTGATTATGTTGACCTACTTCGTTCAAAGAAAACAAGTAAGGAGCGTAAGGAAGAAATTGACGATATTTATATAAGCACAAAAGCATTAGCCCGCGAGCTTAATATCCCAATTTGGTCCGCTTCTCAAGTTAACAGACAAGGAGCTTTAGACGAAGTGATTGAAGGACATAAAGCGGCGGGCTCTTATGACAAAATGATGATTACCGATTTTGCGGCTTCAATTAGCCGTCGTGCTAAAGATAAGCAAACTGGAGTTGGTAAACTTCATATAATGAAGAATAGATACGGGATGGATGGACTTACTTTTAACGCTGCTATTAATATCGCCATTGGTGAATATAAAATCATCAGCGATGCAGAGTTTGAAGAGTTAGCTGGAACCCCTGAATTTAATTCCAATGAAAGTGCTAAAATAAAGGACAATTTTAATTTGTCTGAAAAAAATCAGTTGCGCAATTTATTACATTCTTAATTTTTAATTTAAAAAACTACAATGGCAAAAAAAGACCTTTTGCAGGAACGCATCGTTTATAAACCATTCGAATATCAAGAAGCAGCTGATTATTGGTTAAAACAACATCAAGCCCACTGGCTACACACAGAAGTCCCAATGATGAGTGATATTACGGATTGGAACTCGAATTTAAATGAAACAGAAAAAAATATTATTGGGTCTATTCTTAAAGGATTTGCTCAAACCGAAACAGTAGTAAATGATTATTGGTCAGGGTTAGTAACAAAGTGGTTTAGAAAACCTGAAGTTATTATGATGGCTACAACATTTGGTGCGTTTGAAACAATCCACGCTGAAGCATATTCACTATTAAATGAAACACTTGGACTTGAAAATTTCGATGAGTTTATGGAAGATGAGGCTACGATGGCTAAAATTGAAGCTCTTACTTCTGTTAGGGATAGTTTTAATGGTGAAAAAGACCTTCACGAGATTGCTAAATCACTCGCTGTATTCTCAGCATTTACCGAGGGAGTTAACTTATTCTCTTCCTTTGCCATTCTCTTATCTTTCAAGATGCGAAACAAGCTTAAGGGAGTGGGTCAAATTGTTGAGTGGTCTATTAGAGATGAATCCCTCCACTCAGAAGCCGGATGTTGGCTATTTAGAACACTTATCGCTGAGAATCCTCAAATCAAAACACCAGAGCTTGAAGCAGCTATAAATGAAGCAGCATTGTTATCTCTAAAACTTGAGATTGACTTTATAAACAAAGTTTATGAATTAGGTGATTTAGAAGGATGTAATAAAAATGATTTAATTCATTTTATTAAAAATAGAGTTAATACTAAATTAGCAGATTTAGGTTACAAACCAATTATAGATAGTGTTGATATGACAGCCGTAAGTAGAATGAAATGGTTTGACCACCTTTCAGCAGGAAAACAACACTCCGACTTTTTCTCCACAAGGGTAACTAATTACTCTAAAGGAACTATGAGTTGGGATGAAAGCATATTTTAATTATGGATAACAATAGTTTAGTAATGGATTATACACAATGGGAAAGTGGTAAAGATTATCCTTCTTATATGGATGAAGTAGCATTGTCTACTATATCTAAAGGATATTTAATGCTAGGTGAAACACCTAAAAAAGCCTACAGAAGAGTAGCACACGCTGTTGCGATGCGTTTAAATCGCCCTGACTTAGAAAATAAATTTTTTAAATACATTTGGAATGGTTGGATTGGACTTGCTTCTCCTGTGCTTAGTAATACTGGGACTGATCGTGGTTTGCCTATTAGCTGTTTTGGTATTGATACTCCAGATTCGGTCCGCGGTATTGGACTCACTAATGCGGAGCTTATGCGCCTTACTTCCTACGGAGGGGGTGTGGGAATATCCCTTTCCAGAATCAGAGGAAGAGGAACTAAAATTACCGGAAACGGACAATCCGAAGGAATAGTCCCTTGGGCTAAAATTTATGATTCTACAATCATTGCTACTAATCAGGGTAGTGTAAGACGAGGCGCTGCTTCTGTAAATTTAAATATTAACCACCCTGATATTAAGGAATTTCTACAAATTAGAAGACCTAAAGGTGACCCTAACAGACAATGTCTAAACCTACATCAAGCTGTAATGGTAGATGATGCGTTTATGCGCCGTTTAAATGATAGGGACCCGGATGCTATGTCTATATGGCTTGAGATACTTAAATCGCGTGTAGAAACGGGAGAACCATATATTATGTTTAGTGACAATGTCAACAAGGTAAACCCATTGGCATACCAGATGAATAATTTAAATGTCTCTATGACTAACATTTGTAGCGAAATTACACTTCATACAGATGAAGAACATTCGTTTATTTGTTGTTTGTCCTCTCTAAACTTAGCTAAGTATGATGAGTGGAAGGATACAGATGTAGTTGAAACCGCTACTTACTTTCTGGATGGCGTAATGGAAGAATTCATCCAAAAAACCAATGGTAAGGATTCAATGATTCGCACCCACAGACACGCTAAAAAAGGACGTGCCCTGGGTTTAGGTGTAATGGGGTGGCATACATTCCTACAACAGAAAAATATACCATTTACTTCAATAGGGGCTACAGCATGGACCCATACTATTTTTAGTGATATAAGACAAAAAGCTGAAGCTGCTTCACTCCAAATGGCAGCTGAATATGGTGAACCCGTTTGGTGTAAAGGAACAGGTATGAGAAATACTCACGTAATGGCTGTTGCTCCTACGGTATCAAACTCTCGTATAAACAGTTGTTCAGCAGGTATTGAGCCCAACCCAGCCAATATCTATACATTCAACGGTGCTAAAGGAACATTTATTGTTAAAAATCCTATATTAGAAACTCTATTAACTGGAAAGGGAAAAAATACAAATAGAGTATGGGATCAAATATTAGGAGATAATGGTTCGGTTCAAAACCTTAATCACGATATTTTATCTGAAGACGAAAAGGAAGTATTTTTGACATTTGCTGAAATAAACCAACTGGCATTAGTTCAACAAGCCGCAATACGTCAAAAGTATATTGACCAAACTCAATCATTAAACCTAGCATTTGCCCCTACTGATTCTCCTAAATGGATAAATCAAGTTCATATGGAAGCCTGGAAGTTGGGTGTTAAAACATTATATTATCTAAGGACTGATTCAGTAATTAAAGGTGATTTAGGCACAAGAACCAGTGATGAATGTATTTCTTGTGATGGTTAGTGGGTTTTGAATATATATAATATGTATAACTGATAATAAAAAACAAAATAATTATGAAAAAAGTATTAGATTTTATTAAAAAGGTCTTTACAATTGTTAAAGATTGGATCGTAGCTAATGGTATCGAAGGTATCTTAGGTTTATTAGCTGGTTTAATTCTTTGGGCGTTTAGTTACAAAATTTATGCCGGTTTTGCTTTTGGTGTATTCGCTACACGCAATTGGGATTTAGTTAAAAAATTCTTTAAAAAATAAAAAAAACACTTTATAAAAGTTTTTAGAGGGGCATTTGTCCCTCTTTTTTTTATATGTATAACCATATAAATTGTTTCACCTAATCTAAGTTGTATGTTAAATAACCTTAAAAACAGAATCATGGGTTTCAAAGACATTTTTAAAGATGATAACACCTACAATGAAAAAACCATTATTGGGTTTTTGTCATTCGCTGTAATGGTGATATTTGCCACTACCGACCTTATTACGGGTATTATGGGTAAAGAATTGATAATTAGCGACACAATTTTTAACTCCTTCGTATTTGTTACTTTAGGTAGCTTCGGTATTGCTGGTTTAGAAAAATTTGCTAAAAAATGAAATTAAGTAAAAATCTAACTTTAGGCGAGTTTACTAACTCTCAAACTGCTAAAAGAAGAGGTATTGATAATACCCCTAAAGCTAAACACTTAGAAGCGGCTAAATTACTAGCTGAAAACATCTTCCAACCTATTAGAGAACACTTTGCTACCCCTATTTTTATATCTTCAGGATATAGAAGTCAAGCTTTAAACGAAGCGATTGGTGGTTCTAAAACTTCTCAACATTCAAAAGGTGAAGCAATTGATATAGATATGGATCATAGAAGTGGTCCCGAAAATGAAGAAATATTTCACTATATTAGAGAAAACCTACCATTTGACCAATTAATTTGGGAATTTGGAAATAATAAAAGACCTGATTGGGTCCATGTTTCATATAACAGTGCTGGAGAACAAAGAGGTCAAATCCTAACGGCCAAAAGAAATTCCTCCGGAAAAGTTTATTATACAAAGTCTTATGAGGCTTAATTTATTTATGTTTAGTAATATGAAATCAACAACATTAACCTTTTTAACCGTACCCCTAGTGACTGTATCTTTTTTATGCTCTTATTTTTTAGAGCTTACAATGGGCAACGCCGAACAATATTTAGCATTAATCGCAGTAATATTCATTGATGGATTCTTTGGCATTGTTTTAGGTAT